CAGATTTGGTTCTTCCTTCTTCATGGTGTCCTCCATTTACAGGTCGCGCGGTACAACGCGCGTAACCCGCGTTGTTCTCGTCGTGCCGGAAAGCGATTCGATGACATTGCTGAAATAGCGGATGCGTTCGGCAATGTCCGGCAGATCAACCGCCGTAAATTCCCGCGTGCCGATGCGGTATTCCTTGGCCTGTCCGCTGGCAAGCGCCTTTTCACATTCTTTCCAGAGCGCGAGCATTTCCCTCGCTTCCGTGATGCTGTATGCCGTGGTGATCGCCACTTAAACCCCTCCTTAAATCTTGATGCCGCCCGATACGACTGTTTTGCGCTTCTTCTTTTCCGCTTGGGCGCGGGTGATGGGCTGCGCGTCCACAACGCCGTTCAGCGTCCTTTCAGCCTTGTCGAAATCCCAGTTGAAATAGCAGTAGCACGCTCGCGCGTAGTTGCGCATATCCAGCGGTTCATTGCGAAGATACGTCTGCTCCCAAACGATGGTGTTTCTGCCCATCCTGCGATGGATCACCATCTTCTCGGAGATCAGGCCGCGAAAGTATTCCATGTCGTATCCGGAGCGGTAATCGCGCGGGAAGTGCATGTATCTGGCGCCCGGCTGCTCAACCGTCGTTGCGTGCATGATGGCCTCTTTGCCCACATCAACGCCGATGATAAAGCCTGTGCCGCCGTCCTTGCTCTTTTTCATCAGGCGCACATACGGCTCATCGCCGCCCTTGCCCTTGATCGGCCAGATTCGCCGGTTCTGCCGCTTTGCGCAGGCAGCGTATACGGCATCCGTGAAGTGACCGCCAGAGTCAATGAATGTCGCCATGATTCGCATTTTCATGCCGTTTCTGCGCTTCCATTCGCGGTCAAGGAGGGCGTCCACTTCGTCCCACACTTCCGGCATGTCTGCCCGTCCGGGAATGATCCCCTTGGCGATTCCCCAGCTTTCTTCATTGCGTCCCCAGCCGACAACCTCATACTCAAGGCGGTTGTCCTGCGTATCCATGCCCATTGTGATAACGAGCACGCCGTCAGGCACTTCGGCAGGGTAAAACTCGCGGCGCTCGTAGAGCTTTTCCGGCACGCCGCTGCGGTCACGCACTTCCCAGCTTTCGCCAAGCATGGTGTTGTAAAACACCTTGAGAAGTTCCGGGTCATCCTTGGCCTTGAGGAATTTATAGCAGATATCCCGCCAATCACTCCAAGGGCTCATAAAGGCGTTCAGCCGGAAAGAACGGATGCCGTTTGCAATCGCTTCCGGCTTCTTGCTGACCCATTTGGCGGGCAGGCGCTTGGTGTCGTGTTCGCCCGTGTCCTTTTTGCACATCGGGCAGCGCCACCATGAACGATGGACGATGTAATCCGGGTTTCCGTCCTCGTCCTTGATGTCCTCCTTCTCAAATTTGATGTCATTGAAGGAGATGTAGCTGTATGTGCGGCAATGCGGACATTCAACGTGCCATTCTTCCTGTGTGCCGCCCATGTAGGAGCGTTCTATGCTGCTCGCCCCCTTAATGGTCGGCGTGGATGTTTCAACGATCTTTCGGTTATGCCGGAAGGTTTCCGTGCGTCGCTCTGCAAGCTCTATCGGATTGCCCTCCGTACCGGCGCTTGCAGGGAATCGGTCTGTCTCGTCAAAAAAGACGTAACGTACCGGCTTGGATGCAAGGTCGCTTGGGCTGTTCGCACCGATGATGGCGAGGCTGCCGCCCGGAAACGTCTTCATGGTGATGGTGTTGTTGGCGTCGCGGCCCTTGGCCTTGTATATCTTGTCGCGCAGCGCGGGGGAAGCCGCGAACATCGGTGCGATTCGGCGTTTTGAATAGTCCTCTGCAACCTTGTCCGTAGGCTGAACATACAAAATAGGGCCGGGATCATTGCAGATCGCACAGCCCATCATGTTCAGTTCGATTTCGCTTTTGCCAACCTGTGCGCTCGCCATGATGACGATTTTCCAAACGCCCGGTTGGGTAAAGGCGTCCATGATTTCCCGCTGATAAGGCGCGCGGTCTGTGCGCCAGCGTCCCGGTTCGCTGCTGCTCTCGGATACCAGCACGCGGTTTTCGTCTGCCCACTCGGATACGGTCTGCACCTTCGGCGGGCGCAGCATTTGGTAGGTGTATCGCGCAAGCTCACCGAGCATGTTCAATCATCCTACACCTCCAAATCCTCCTCGCTTTCTGCGGCGGCGTAATCTGGTACGGGCGTATCTGCGAGCATGTTCAGTACCTTGCGGATTTCATCGTCGATGATCCGCGCAATGACTTCGTGATTGTCCATCATTGTGACCATCGGCGCGATGGTTGAGGGAAGGTGAAGCATGCTTTGCATGATGGTGTTGGCGATGTCGGCCCACAGCTTGCGCACATCGTTGATGTCAACGAGCGAGCCTTCAAGTCGCTTGACCTCCAGCATCGTTTTCTTTGTCTTGATGCGCTCATGGATTGCCTTTGCCTCGTCCAGATCGTCGCCGTCACCCGTGGCCTCGTCCACCTTATAAGCAACCCATCTTTGCACAAAAAGGGCGAGGTCATATCCTTTGCCCTCGCCCTTTACGAATATTTTCTTGTCCTCGTCAAGCTCTTTGTTGATGTTGTAGAGCTGCCGGTAGCTGTATCCAGCGACTTGAGCAAGCTCCTCCTTGGTCATACATACGCCCATGCGTCACCCTCCAAACAGGCGTCCAAAGTGGCGCGTCGCGCTCTTTTCCATTTCTGCAAGCAGCTTCTTTTCGATCTTCTCCTGAGATCGGTTGATCGGCATCTGCGGAATACCAAGGCCAACGACGCGGACGATGGGGTATCTCTTGCTCGTCTTGCGCGTATACACCATGCCCTTGCCGATGAACGGAGGATTGCCGCCCTGATTGCTCATTTTTGCAGGCAACGTCGATACGCCGCTTCGCACAATGCTCGCCTTGATTCGGCGTTTCTTCTTGCCGCCACTTGCTCCTGCGATGGGATAAACAGGGCCGATCACGCCGCGCGAGCCGCGAACGGGGACAATGACCGTCAGACCGCCGCTGACCTGTGGAAAGCCCACTTTGTCAGCTGCCCAGCCCTTGGTGACGACGTAATCCTCTGTTACGGTATCGCCGATGACGCTCTTTGCTGCACGTCCTGTATCGGTGAGCGTGAGAAGCAGCAGTTCCCGACATTTGCCCGGAGAAAGCAGCTTTTGCGCTTCGCTGAGCGTTTGCAGCGCTTGTGTGGCATCAATATGGATATCCACGCCAACTCTCGCCATCACTGCACCGCCTTTCCCAAAAACGAGAAAACGGACAACCCTTCGTTGCCCGTTTCCATATCTCTTGACGGTAGCATTTTAGCATGTCAAGCCTCGTGAATCAAGTGATTTTGGAAAATTTCTTCATTTTTCCGTCATGTAGCGCTCCCGCCATACGACGGCGCTCATGCTTTCGGCCTGCTCAATGGCGTGCTTTGCCTTGTTGAAGGCATACTCCGTCATATTCAGTTCCCGACGCACAACAGCCTTTGGAAGTTCCTCCACATACATCATCACAACAAACGTCCGCATCTTTGGATTCTCAATGCTGTTGATGATCTTCTCGGCCTCTTTCAGCTCGCGCATGTACATGGACAGTTGTTCTTTGTGCTGCTCGCACAGGTAGTCAAGCGCCGCATACGTTGCATCAAAGCCGGACGCCGGGCCGCTGCCCCTTGGCATGCCACTCATATTGACGGTGATGTTCCCCAGCTGATCTTCCTGCCAATCAATCCTGCGCTCGATCATGCGTGCGTCCTGCATGGCATAGATCACGCGGGAGAGAATAGGGATATCCCGATTCTTAATCAGAATCGTTTCCCGCGCGCCCGCCTGCATCTGTTCTTCCATTGCGTCCTCCTTGGCTTTGTTGTTGAAATGCGCGAACGCTCGCGCATTTGTCCATTTTGTATTAAGTCAGACACCTACCGCAAATCGGACAGTGATCTGCATAATGGATTCTCTGATCCTCATCGTCGGCGAATACAAACGGAACGACATTGTTTCCATCATTGCAACATTTGCAATGTCCATCATTCGCAGGCATAATTTCGACAGAATCAACAGCTTCAATAGCGTCAAGAACGCTCCTTTTAGCCTCCGAAGGGAATATGTCTCTCCCTCCCAGCGTGATTCTCATACTCCGAATCACGCTCAATATTTCTTTTCTACTGATCAAATCTTCCATGCTTAATCACCTTTTGTTCCTATGCGCATGATCTCATGCACATCTCCGGCAGATTCGCCCGCACCAGCGCCGCAGGAATCGGTGGGCAAACGGCATTGCCGCACCGCGCCACCTGATCGCTCTTTTTGTACGCATTGCCGTCCGCGTCAACGTCGATGACGTAATCATGCGGGAATCCGTTTGCGTCAAACAGTTCGCGCGGAATCAGCATGCGCAGGCCGATGTCAACGATTTGGTAATCCTGCCCGTGTACCGTCACAAGGCCCAGCCGGTCGCGCGTGGTGATTGTTGGCGCCGGCCGGTCTGCCGGAGCAGAATTGTCCTCGCCGCTGTAATACTTCACCAGAAACGCGCGCACTTCTCCGAAGTGGTTGAATCCCGCTGTGATGGTGTTCAGCGGATCGCGGCAGTCTTGCCCATCGCAATGGTTGTTGAATTGCGTGACGTAGGCGGTGCACATGGCATTGTGGTCAATCGTCGTCACCGTGGGCAGAGGTTCTTCCATGCCGCTGCCGGTTACGCCGCCGTAATACTTGCTGATAAATGCGGATACCAGCCCGTAACGGTTGCTCGCGTCGATTGTACGCACCGGCTCAGTCATGCTTTGTCCGCGTGCTTCTTCGCGCCCCTGTTCGTCGTGATATTGAATCAGACTCGGAGCAATCAGCATGTGATGCCCGCCCGTGGTGATGGTGTTTGCCGGGCTTTGCGGGCTGCTGCCTGCCGCGTTCTCGTTGTTGACCATCATCACCGGCGCAAGCACCGGCTGCACAATGCCTGTCCCATGCTTGGCTGTGATGGTATCCAGCGGATCGTCGATAGCCTGCCCACGGAATCCGTCGCCGCCGTGGTTTACCTGAACGATGAACGGATTTGGATTATCCAGCACGAATTTCTTTATTCCGCGCGCAATCCGCGCCAGCGTCTTTTCTTTAAGCGGTCTCTGCGCCCGGACGCCGTATTTTTCGTAGATTTCCTCTGCTGTGTCGAAGATGGACGGG